GGACCCAGTTCTCTACGACCCCTCGGGCAAGCCCGATATTACGCAGAGGCTATGTTTCGTACATAGCAAACGCTCAAGGACCATTAACCCTCTGTAAGAACTCTATGCTGGGAATTGCACCCAGTCTTATGAGCTATTATAGAGACGTACAGAGTTTGGTCATCATAATGATTTTGCCCTACTAACTGCGACAAGAGCTTCACCTTAGAGGTACTCTGAAGTAAATTCATCGTACTCTCTATAGGTTTGTATTTGAAGCTCCCTAAACAGTTTTATAGCGGCATCACAATCTTGATGAGACATGACCTCTAACTTTAAAGGCGATAAAGCCTTAGTTAGATTAATGACACATGATATTCTATCATACCCCGAACCTGTTACGGTTGGGAATGGTTCTCAGGCTTTTGCCATGATTCTCTCTAAGAGAAGTCATGGACCAGGAGTCAAGAATAGCAATGGTAGATAGATACTACCAAGGATTCAGCCAAATTTCATCACAGACTCCCTTATTAGATAAGGGACGAAGTCTGCGAAAAGTTGGCCTGCTAACGCTACTGAACTTCTGTATTCCTTAACCATTAATGTCGAAAAGACATTATAGAGAAGGAATCCAGTGTTCCCCTGAAGTGTATGTGCTCCACTAAGTCAGGTCATCTTTGAGAAATTCTCATCGACCGCCTGGTTAGGATGCACCACTCCTTTAGGTCCAAATAGCATTCAGAATCCGAAACCCTGAACTAGTCTTTCACAAGACGAGTTCTGGATAATATCTAGGGTCTCCCTAATAGAGATGAGTTGCCTATTAAGACACTCACCCACTACTAAGGGTTCTAGCACACTTCTGTGTATGGCCTGGAGTATTAATCCAGGACCAATACACGAGAAGTCTGATCCATCAACTGAGAAAAGTCTCTTGGCAAATTCAATGTATCTATTAGATACAATGGATTTGCTTAAGCTAATCTCTACCCCGAATGAGGTCATCATCTTTAAGTATCTCTCAGAGATACTTGAGTGGACGACTACATCATCACCTAACACGGCATAAGCCGGAGTTGAGTGAGGTGTAACTGCTGCGTTAACCACCATATGGTGAGTTAAGGCTAGCATGGCTCACGAAGAGTATGCACCCATTGGTTGACCGACAGCATATTTAACATATGCTCCGTCATACCAAAATGGCACACTAATTAATGACTTCCATAATCTCGCGATTAATGGACTAGTAAAAGATGATAGTACTTGACTCTGAAGTTCAGTCGGTAACCTATCGGTTGCCGCTGATAAATCATAAGAAAAGTACTTTTCACCTTCCCTCAGATGTCAGACGGCATTCGGACCAACAAGTCTTTTTAAAGGACTCATTTGGTCGAATGTCCCGTCTGTCGGAACCACTCTCAATAACTCAAGATAGAGTCATGAAGTGGCCTGAAAGCTACTTGGAGTCAGTAGTTAGTCATTGCGACTACTCTGGATTTCCCGGACACGGTTCTTACGATACCGAGTCTTCCTAAATGGAATCTAGGGCTAGGTGTTTTCACCCTAGTCCCCCTTTTAGGCTTTCCAATTATCCTTCCCGTGAGCATAAATACAAATGCTCTAAGGAGTAAGATGATATAGAAAGGGAACCCCAAGAATAGTATAAGATATAGCGACACAAGGGCTAAGTAACCCCTGTGAATAACTAGTCAAATACTAAGCTGGATCAATACAACAGGATGTCTGTAGAATGCGAAAGCATCCTCCACGACACTGAAGTATGAAACAGATCCATTCGGACCGGCAGATTGCAGTATGAAGGAAGTAACCTTACCAATTCTCAATCTAAAGCCATCTAATTGCTTTAGACTAAGATGAGGTTTGGCTAATGACAAGAAGTTTCTTTTGGCCCACAGTAACTGTGGGTTAGTCAGAGTTCTCGTTTCCCCCGCGAAGCTATCAATTATTGTTGATAGATCAACGGCAGGGTATCATTTCACTAGTCTATGAATTCCAAGGATTGTGATGACTGCTACAAATAACCACCTTGACTGGAGCATCTCTGCTCTCAGTTTAGGAGGTATAATCTTGGGCAGTCCGTTAGAATCTAAAGAGACTCTCATTTTTGGTGAGAAGTCTGTATTAGAGACTAACGCCATAATACACAGAGTATAACAGTCCTTAAGATAAGTGAATACTTGTCTTAAGTTCTGTCTAGATTCTTGATTGGAGTAGAATTTCTTCAATCTCCTTTCAAGAACCCTAAACTCTTGTATTAGAGGGTCATTACTTAGACCTAGGACCTTGAGAGTAATAGAAACATATCTCGATATTTTATTATATGAGATAGTTCTATTACCTTCCGTTCATTGATTAAATAATAATTTTGCGAAAGCAATATTGTTTATTGATTAATGAATTCGCGTAGTCTCCTTTCGGGGGTCTACAGTCCAAGGTTGCCAACCCGGGAACTGTACCTGGCTCAACGAAAAAGCCAGGACCGTACTCGGTTCATACTCTCTACGAGCATTAGCTACGGGTGACGATATTTAGTCACTCTAGCTATTAACGTCCATCTGACCAGATTCACTGTATCAGATCTGCTAGAACGGCCAAGTTTTATCTTGGCGGTAGGCGTGGACGGAGGAGTCTAGCGACCCAGATCTTTAGGACCCGGCTTAGCACATATAGTGCT